CTAGTTGCCTATCACCCGATAGTGAACAACTACCTTCTCCCCACCGGTTTGAGTACCGCTTACCCGCTGTGCGGAGACTGTCATGCCGGTTTTGGTCAGAGAGGTGAACCCAATCACGTTCTCAACGACCTCTGAGCTGTTCCCACCCGTGCTGGAAAAGCTCACGTTGAACGCCGCGTTGGGAAACGGCGTAGGGAACACAACAGCCGCGTCAGAGCGACTACCGGTCGCAGTTGCCACCTCAAGCGTTACCGTCCCCCAGACCTCCACGCGCCCCGTGGCCGAGTCCACGAACGAGCCGTTGACCCCTAGAGTCGCCGTGTTCTTGTCCTGCTTTGCCGCCAGCTTGGTGTCGGTCTGTGCGGTCGTATAGGCGTCGGTAATCCCATAGCCCCCGAGCGTTGTTGCCTTCGCCGCTTTAGCCGCGAGCAACGCATCTGCGGCCGCTTTGGTATAGGCATCGGTAATGCCGTATCCGCCCAGCGTTATCGCCCAGTTAGCTTTCTGGGCAAGCATGCTATCGACCTGAGGCTTGGTATAAGCGTCAAGAATTCCGTACCCCGCCAATGTGGTGGCCTTGGTAGCGAAGTTCGCTACCATCGCCCTCAGCGCCTGCAAGAGCTGGGTATTGTCTGCGGAGTCGAGATTAGGAAGGTACGCGAGAACAACCGATGCAATTTCTTCTTGCATCATGTTCAGCCAACCTGCCGTCAGGGGCGTGGGCGCCTTACCGCCAGCCTGCGCACCCTGTCTGAACAGGCCGGGGGGCGTGTGCAGAGTAGTCCACGCTGAAACCCTATCCATGATGCTCCCCCTTAGACAACGATGCCTTTGCGCAACGCATAGGCACGCAAATCGGCAATGGTCGTACTGATCTCGTCTTCGGTCAGAACCACCGAATGGGCCTGCCAGACCGCGAGGTCACAGGTTCCGCCGAAGTCTTGGAACAGACTGCCGAGCCGGAGCTTGTTCAGGGTACGGCGCCGAGGGAGGCCGCTGGTGGCTGTTTGAGTCGCGGCCCGGTTATTGGTGATATCTCGGAACGTGATACCTGTCGGGCCAACGATGACGACGTAAAGCGCCCATTTGGCGGCATCTGCTGACGACAGGGACGCCCGAGGGAAAACCTTATCGGCGGCAGTGTTCCCGTAGCCACCGTTCACAGCGATAGCACCTGGACCGCTGAAAAACATCGCGATCCCATCCGCTGCGCCACCGTCGGCGCCCAGACCGGTATAAGTGCCGAAGAAGCCTGGACGGGTTCCTCCGGAGGTATTGGCATCACCGGAGCGGGCAATACAGAAAAAGGTCATCGAGTCGCTTTCGGCAACTTCTGACTGAACGTAGCTGACCAGGCCGACAGTTGTCAGCCGGTCGGCCAGTGCCACTGGCACACCGACGACACTGCCGGATTTTTTACCCGGAGCGTAGTTGTGCGCGGCCTTCTGAATGCTGGTATTGAGGAAATGAATCCCCTCAAGGCCACGCCTGACCGGCGCGGAATACTCTGTCGCGAAGGCTTCTGCATCAACGTCTTTTGCGATTAAACGAACACCCATTTTTCAACTTCCTATCTGGTTAGAAACCGGTACGACGGTCGTACTGAAACATCACGCACGGGTTGTGTAGCGCGAAGGTATTGCCCAGCGGCGAAACAGCGGTGTCGTAGAGCCCGTGAGAGTCTCGAAGGTTGCCGCGAGCGCCTTGCACCGGCCCCGAGCCCACCGGATCTCCGTTACGACCTCGGGCGTAGCTCACGACAGCGTCAAGGCTGGCAGGACGCGAAAGACTGATTCGAACCGTGTCGTCAGCCACAACGGACACGCTCGAAACAATGTCCGCCACCACGTCGTTTTCGCGGACATCAAAGCCGTAATTCGGAGCCATGGCGCACAGGGCGGTATCCAGCACCAGAGGACCTTTCGGGACGTTGAAACGGATGTCGATGTGGTCGGACTTCCAATCCACACTTACGGGCTCCAACGGGCGCCATTTGCTGCCACGGCGGATCATGGTGTGGTACATGGCTCGGCTGCGGTACTCGCCCAGCAACCACGAACCTTCATTCGTCAGGTGAACGTCGCCGGACAGCGTAGGGATCGCATATACGGGCACCGCCAGCACAACGTCTGGGCGCTCTTTGCTGATGCGCCATTGAGCCAAGGCAACGGTATTTTTATCGACGCTGTAGAACCGGTGCCCGCCTACCTGATAGCTGAAAATGTACGGCTGGAAATTCTGGCCGGTCAGGGCGACGACCTGCTTGGTCAATGTGTCGAACAGCGACAGCATCAACTGAGCGTACTGGTAGGGGGAACGCGTGTAAGCGCCGACGTAGTTGGACTCGCCCTGGTCCCAGGTGTACGCCCAGACCGAATAGCTTTTGCCCATCGAATCCGCAGTGCCTTTGCAGTCCTGGATATGGCGCACCAGTTTGTTGAAGTCGGCCAGCGGATCAGCGGACGGGCCAAGCTGCTCAACCGACCGCGCGCTTCGGCCAGGTGACGAACCCAACATAACCCAGTCGCTTGCAACCTCACCGTCTGCAACAGCTCGGCGCACCAGGCCATTACACAAGCCGGTCACGGGGGTTTCCCCCTCGGACGCTTGGGTCAGCTCAACCAGGGCGACAAACGAACTTGCGTTGTAGCCAGACTCGCTGTTTCGAACCTTCGTGCCACTGGCGACCATGAGGTTGCTGTAAGGCTGCGCGGTGCTGATCGCGGGGATAGAGTTAATCCCGCGACTGAGCGACTGTCCGTAGCCAATCACATGCATGATTTGGGTTCGCTGCTGCTGCCCTAATTGCGGCACGCATGGCACCGCACCAGCAAGATTTGCGGCGGGCGGATCGTTGTCAAATCGCGCCAGAACAAAGCCAGACTCGTCGGTGATTTCCATGCCAGGGATCGGCCTGGACTGAATGTGCAGGCCACTGACAACAGACTTCTGCATGCCCAAGCGGGCGATGTTAAAACCGCTCACATCATTCAGTTCAAAGCCGTCTGGCCCTTCCTGCAAGCGAGCACTGCCGACATCCACACCGCCCTTGAAAGACAGCATGCGCGACAGGGTAATCCAGCCCAGCAGAAAGCCGTGCCCGTCTTCGAAGGTGTGTGCTAGGTCATCATCGTTGGCGCTCTTGCGTACTACGGCGTCGAGTTCCGAGCCCTCCGCGTAACTGAAAGAAAACACCTGGTCTGTGTCGCTGATCTTCTTGAACGCAGCAACCCGCAGCAACCCCGAACCGGCAGGAGTCACCCAGAAATATTGATTGAGGGCAGTTGCAGCGCGACCGGCTGCAAACGTGTCGTAAATGCGTCCGTTCGCCATTTGCGCGCTTAAATCGGCCACGGCGTCTGGAATCGACTCCAGGTAGAGACGGGCCTGCTTTGCCATGCTCGGTACGAGTCCGCTTTCCGTGTCGACATCAACGTCAGCGCCGCCATGAATGTACTCGTGCTGTTTGGCAGCGGAGTTTTGTGCGCTCTGCGCAGCCTCATCGAGCAGCGCCGCATAGCCCTCAAGCGCCTGGATAGTAGTTTCAGCCATTGATTGCCTCAGGGGTGACGTAATGGGTAGCGTTGAACAGGCGATCAGCGCTTGCGGCAAGAAGCACGGCCACAGACTTGCCGTAGCCCACAGAGGCTTCGGTGTTGGCTGGCTTGCGTAGGCTGATCAAGGTTTCGAGTGCGGGTTTGCGGTAAGCGGACAAGGGGGCGTTAACGCGCCACTCATACAAGGCATCGCCGTCCGTGGCCGGATCTCCGACCACTGCAATGTCCGTAAGGGCTGGGCGGTTCACGTCTACGCTCACCACCACGCCAAGCCTTCTCGCTAAGGCAATGAAGTAAGGAATGGACTGGCCGCCCAAATCGCCCAGGGCGGCGATCACCGCGTTAACCCGGTCCTCTTGGCTCTCACCTGGTGCAGGGGTCAGCGCATAAACCCGCTCCCAATCCGCGATGTAATCACCAGCGGTTTCGGGAAAAATCGCGCCCTCGGCGCCTTCGAGCAGGGCAAGGGCTTCGCCAAGGGCGTTGGCCTCGGCGTTGAGTTCGGCAATAACTCCGGGGGCCATCGGGTTGTAAACGACCGGAGGCAAAAGCGCCTGTAGCTGCTCTATCAGGACATCGCTCATGACAGCGGCACCAGACTGACAGAGCCCAGACGTACCCATCCGATGATCGCCGGATCGTTGCTGGCGTCTACGTTGCTCACCGGAGTGATGACGTTGATGTCTACAACGCCTGGCACAGCACTGACCGCCGCAACCAGTCGCTGCCGGTAGAGCATTTCACGCGGTGACAACGGATCGATGACGGCTTTCAACGCCGCCGAGGCGGAGGCAAAGATTGACTCAAGGGTGTATCCAGTCGCGACGGACATGCCCAGCTTGATGTTCGCCAGCAGAATCGCCGGGGTAAACACCCAAACGTCCGCACCTGCGGGCATCACCGAGTTGATGTAAGCCTGACATGCAGCAATCACAGCATCGGATGACGGACCGCCCGCAGAGGTGATAACGATATCAACCGTATTACCTCCTCGGCGCTTAGGAATGACCAACACCGTCGATACGCCGTCGACCGATAGCGCCCAGCGCCGATAGTCACTCTCATTGCCGCCGCTCGGCGGGTTTCGAAGCACGTCCAGGTATCGCGACAACAGCGATTCGGGCGACTCATCATCAGTGCCGCCGATCAGCTTGGAGAGTGTACAGTTGCTGCTAACGCCCAACGGCGGGCTGATCAGCGTCGCAGCACCTTCCAGGCCATTGTTGGCGATACCCGTGCCGGTTGTGGCTACCGGCGCAGAGGCAGCACCCGAGGCGCTGAACGTGACGGCCAGTGTAGTGACCAGCATTGCGCCGGTCGCAACGTGGCGTAGTTGTGAGCCCGCCGCGAGTGTGGTGCCAGCCGTACCGGTCAGAGCTGCAAGACCGCTCGCCGGGGTCGCGCTCTTGGGGTAGACATCGCGCAGAGCTGCGTGCTTTTTCAGCTCTTCGAAGTCTGCCGTATCAGGGAATATCTGGCGGGCGGTCCAGCTCGCCTGCTGATGGATACCTTCGGCAAGTGCTGCGACCGAGCTTGCGCGGACGTGGTTATCGCTATCGGTGGAGATGTCTGCATCGGGCAACTTCGACCGAACATCGCGAAGGAATCGACTGCGGATGGATTCGAAGGTTGGCGCTGTATATGGCATTAAATCACGCTCACCAGGTGCTCAAAGGTTTCCCGACCTGCCGAGGATTGCACCTCGACCGAAAGCCGAAGCCAGCCGTCGTGACGCTGCTCCGCCGTGACCTCAATCGCAGTGGCTCGCCCATCGTCGACAAGCCCTTTAAGTGCGGCCTTGGCGTACTGAACGGCAAGTTGACCCACCCGCGTTTTGTCTTTCTCACGCTTCAGTTCGTGCAGTCGCGAGCCAAGCGCAGGGTCTGCCCAATAGCTGCCCAGCGGCGTCATGATTCGGAGATACACGGCGTTACCCAGCGAGCTAATGCGCTGTCCAGTCAAATCGCCTGAGGTGGGGTTTATGCCTGCGTCCATAGATAAGGAGCATGCATCGCGCGCGCAGGAGGGCGTATTTCCTGACGACGCAAGCTGCTTGCATCGTCAAGAAATAGAGAGGGAGGTTATTGGGGCTGTGAGGGTGGCGGGCTTCCGCCGTGGTCATGACCGTTGTAGATATCGCGGTCGGCTTGCATGCTTCGAACCTTGTCGATCACATCGGCGTCTGACTTGATGTTCAGTGTGGCGTGAACCTCTCCAGACGCCTCAACGAGCGGCGTCTCGAACCTGACCTTGGAATGAGCCTTCACCAACAGGGTATCGGTTTCGACCTCGATCAACCGGCCACGCTTGAGATGGATGTAATCGCCCTCGTCCGTGTAGATGGATACCTCGCCATCTTTGACCGCAATGCGATACCTGGCGTCCTCGGTCGCAACCACGACGACGTGCTTACTGTTGCCACCAATCGGCAGGCCAATGTACTCGGCGCCCCCCAGCGGAGCACTCGAAAAGCCATAGTGCTGGAACAATTCGCCCGCCACTGACTCACCGGCCAGCCCTTCCATGTCCACGCCGATAAGGGGCCCATGTGTGTTGCGAGCAGCGACAGCCCTGAATGCCTGGCGCACGCCGCGCATGGATCGAGCAACCTGCTCTCGAACCGTCTTTGCCAATGTGGTCATCAGAGTGCCTTAACCTTTTCGATGAACGCAGCGTCCGGGTTTGCCTTGCCTTTGTGCTTCTTGAGCGGGTTGCCATCGAGCACCCACATCTTGTCTTCACGCAGACGAAGCTCGGATATCGAGCCCTCTCCACGGGTCAGGCGCAACGTCCGGGACATGATGAAATAGATCGCATCCAAGCCATGCGGCTCGCTCACTATCCGAACGCGCTGGCCTGGCTTCCACACCTCCCCATTGTCAGCACGGTGCCCTTGCACGATTGCCCTGGCTTCAAAGCCTTCAAGTCGGCTGTCAGCAAGTATCTTTCGCGCCCTGGTTGTCGCCATGTCCTGACTTTCGCTTGAACTGTCGATCACCACTTTCGGACGGAAGATCCCTCGACGCGCTAACGTTTCATCCTGGATCACTGAGCGCAGGTGGGAGCGCGACGTATCGAGCCCATCGTTGTCGTACTGGCCGTGCTGCCCCAACACCGTGACCCGGCTGAATCGACCTGCTATCGAGCGACGAACTGAAAGCCGCTCGACGTTGTTTTTCGCCCCGTCTTCAGTGAGGATCAGAGCGCCAACCGGCGAGGCTGTGTAGTCCGGCCCACCCACCACCAGAAGGCCGTCAGGCTCAACCCACGGCCACAGTCCATTCGCCTCTGCCGCCTGTAGCAGTGACTCCCAAGCGGACTGGCCGGGCTCAATCTGAATACGGCGACGAATCTTCGCATCGGCGGCTCGGACCTCTACCCGAGTTATCCCCAGTGGCGTGACCACCTCCTTGATGATGTCTTTCAACGAGGCTTCACGCATTGCAACGAACGGCGAGGAGCAGTCGACCAGGACAGCGGCATTATCTCGTCCATTGACCCGGATGTTTATTCCACGCCTTGAGATGTCGTGTTCAAACTCGTCGATTTGCCCAGTTAGAACCCGGTCCTTTCCCAGATACAGTTCGCATGCCGCACCCTCTGCAAGCGCCGTCGGAAGTCTCACGGTGTCGCGTGTGAACAGCTCCAATTCGAAGGCATCTGCCGGAGTCAGCAGGTCCGACTCCACCGACCAACCGTTCCAGGTGTCGTAGATCATGCCGCCAATAGATAGTCGGATGGACTCTTCATTTTGCATAAGCTTTCACCACTGTTCCTGGAGCGATGCTATGAGGCGCGCGCATCGTAGGGTTGAGCCTCAGCAGCTCGCCAGCACGCGTGTTGTCTCCGTACCAGCGATACGCAAGAAGGCGAAGGCTTGCCGCCGTTTCAACCGTTCTCTCGACCAGGGGCGGTCGTTGCAATATCAACTGTCGGGCGCGCACCTGGATAAGCGCAGCGGTAGTCCGCAACCCTTCAATGATGGGCAGCGCGGTTTCGATCTCATAGAAGCGGCGGTGCAACAGGATCGCGGCTTGTATCAAGCTGCGGACCAGGTTCACCAGTCGCTCCAGATCCTGCGGGCTCAGTGCCAAATCGTCCGCGTCTGCCTCGAATACAACGCTGACGGCTGATGCATAGCTCAAGGCCCATTCGGTGATGACTAATGTGACCAGCGCGTAACCCGACGCTGCCAACGGATCATCTGGAAGCGCGTCCGGCAACGAAGCCTCATCAGGCTGATCGCCTTGACGGGCACCCGCCAGCAGCGCACTTCCAAGTCGGGCGACCTCAGGTGTCAGGCTCGCGGCACCAGGCATGGTGGAAGGCAACCCGGACCGGCTTAGCAGATCCGGGGCAGAACTGGGCGTGCCGCTCTGAATCGCAGCGCGCAGTTCGGCGGGAGTGCGAGCCAAGTCCTGAAGCGGGTCGAATATTGCACCCACGTTGCCCGCCATTGATGCAACCCCGGAAACCACGCCGAGTATTTGAGAGCGCATCTGCTGCAAGCGCAGCACGATTCCCGGAAGGCCAATTGCGCGCTCAATCAAACCGGTCCAGCCACCGCCAATCCATGACTGTACTGTTGCCACCAAAGAATCAACACGGGCAACAAGGTCCAGAAACCCCTCCTGCCATGTTTCTTCATCGTCGGGATCAAGCGTACCAACGTCCACGAACTGAAACTGCTGCGTAAAGAACGGTTCGCGTGCTGACCGCTCGACAAATCGCATTGATATTTCGGCGTAATCTGGTCGGCTCGCATCGTGACTGACTTTGTAGTTTCCACTAACTACCTGAACGCTCCCATATATAGGGTGGATCAACTCACCCACACCGCGCGTATCTAATGCGGCCAATATGTTTTGAAGCTCAATCAGATAGTTCTGACCAAACGCGACCGCTTTCATCGCGAAAATCCTGGCACCTCGCCCAAGGTCTTCAACGTCATCGCCGTCTACATAGGGAACACCGTGCTGGGCGAGCGACCTCTCAGCCTCAAGATCCTCGCCCATGATGTTCATCGGAACGCCACGGAAGGAGGAATCTAAAAGATTATCTGCCCATGTCATTGGCCGCGCCTCACTTGAATATTCGCTTTGCGTTCCACTTCGGCCTGAATCAAGTCGGAGTTTGTTCTCACTTCAATAATTAACGGCTTATCCAGCATCGCGCGAAGTCTCTCAGCGGCGGCAAATGTTTCCATACCTGCATTAACCGCGCGACCCGCGACACCGCCTGCCCAGTTTTTTGAGTCTTCGACTGTGCTGCCGCTGGCTGTCAGTCCCGTGCTGTTTTGAGTAAGTCGCTGTGCCTGCTCCGACACCCAACTATCACTCTGTTTCGGGTTCTGTTCGGCAAGGCTGATTCGGTTGCGATAAAACTCTGTGTAATAGTTGCGCTGATTGCTATTGAGTAACTTGCTGTTCTGCGCCGCTCTCAATCGTCCTTCATCTGTATTTTCAGATGCGCCGCCTACAGTTGCGGTCGCCAGCGCGAGGACGCCAAGCCCGAGATAGCTCCCATCCTTATTGCGCTTGCCCGACTCGACCTCAGGCACGCCATTGGTGCCATTCACCGCACCATTCGGCCAGTTGGTTACAAATACGGATGTAACGCCGGTAGCCTCCGACAGCACTTTGCCCACAGCGATGTTCTTGAGGGTTTCTGGGCCGCCCAGGAACTTGTTCAGGAGCGCGCCACCGCCTGCCTTCACACCTCGACCGGCGTAATAGCCACCCACTCCCAATGCAGCGCCGCCCGCTAACATCTGCTCCCCTGACAGATTCAGGTCGTCGAGCAGGTAACTGCCCATATCAGCGAAACCTTTGTTGAGCGGCCTTGCCATGCGATCAATGGCCTGGCCGAGTGTCGATTTCATTCGGCTGGCGACTGCGCTCGTGCTTTCGAGGTTGTCTTTGAGGTCCGTATCAAACACAGGGCCAGAAGCCTTGATTTGCGCCGCCTGATCTTTGAAGGTGCTCAGTCGGTTCCCGCTAAGCATGATCTTCATCCCGCGCACGGTGTCCTGGTCCATGCCTTTGAAGGCCACCCCCAAAAACCTCGCGCGCTGCTCGTCGGTTTTCATGCCGTCATATTTGCGCTTGAGGTCGGCCAACACGGCCTCGGGGTTTCGGGAAGCGCCTGCCTTGTCAAAGAACTTCACGCCCGTTGATTTGGTGACCTGATCGCGGTACTGCTTGTTGCTGAACACACGCAATGTCGATTCAGCCAACGTGCCCAGCCGGTCAGGCTGCATCTCGACCGTCGACAACGTTTCAGTGAACGCCAGCGCTTGGGAAATGGACATGCCCGCAGACTGGGCAGCGCCGCCGATCTTGGGAAACAGGTCAGCCAGGTTCTCAAGCTCCGCATTGCCCAGGCGACCGGCCACGGTCATTTTCTGGAGCAGTTCCAGCGCAGCGCCGTCCTTGTTGAGGTCGATGTTGAAAGCACTCGCCCCGGAAACCACGGCTTTGCCCAGTACGGCAGAGTCGGCACCAGTTACCGCCGTGGCTTGCCCGATGGCATCGCCTGTCTTTTTGGCGGCTTCATAATTCACGCCTGAGGCGATCAGCGTGTTGAAACCGCTATCAACGCCCTCGCGCCCAAGGCCGTATTTTTTGGCGATACGGAAACCTTCCTCGCGCCATTCCTCGCGCTGCGCGTTGGTCATCCCCGCCGTTTGTTGGGTACGGATCAACTGGCGGTCGAGGGTTGCACTGCCTGTGAGTCCCGCGACGGCACCGACACCAACGCCCAAACCTGCCAGCTTGCCTTGAGCGCTGCTCCCCAATCCCTTAATACGGTCGAATTCAGAACGGATGCCCGTGGCTAATGCCTTCAACGCACGCAGGTTCCGGCCTCCATTCTGAGCGAGACGCCGGAAGCTGCCCTCTGTGCGCTCAACGCTACGACGCAACGGCTCAACACCGTCACGGTCAGCACGGACCAGTTCGTTTTTTGTATCCCGCGCAACCTGCCTGCCAACCTGGCCCAGTTGCTTGAGGTCGGATTGGGTCTGAATCACGCCCTGGCGGAAAACGCCAGTTCCTTGCGTGGCGGTGTCGCGCATTGCCTGGCGGATAATCTTGTAACTCGCCGCACCGGCCTGGCCGGTTTTGGTCAGCGCTGTGCCTGCCTTGGCGCTCTCATCTGCGAGCGCTTTGGCACCGTCCTTTCCGGCCTTGCGCAGATCCCGCTCAATCGCCTGAATTTCCCGGCGACTGCTCCCGGCATTTGCCTGGATGCGGAGGGCAATACGCAAATCACTCATCGGGGTTCACTCCAGTGAAGCGATATAAAGAAGAAAGGCCCATCACTGGGCCTTTTGAAGCGTTGCTGCAGGGTGCCAACGCAGAACTCTGCAACCGCTTGGCTGAACACCGAGGCTGTACTGTCCTGGTGCAGCCTCATACAAACCCATGCGCATTGCGGACTTGGCCAAGTCCTGCTGAAACGCTGCCCCAACATCCGGCTGACCTGGAACCATATGCGCCGCGTCGCGCTGTGCGCGCCAGGCTATGTCCAGAATCTCCGCTTCCTGATCGGAAATTGGCACCTCGAACGACTCACGCATTTTTCCGCTTCCCCTTGGCAACGTACCGTTTCCGACCTGGCTTGCGACCGACCAGAAGCTCTATGCGAGCTTCGATCTCAGGCTTGGTCATGTATCTAATTTCGTCGAGTCTGTAGCCGTGTCGGACGAGGGCGTGCTCGATGCTTCTCCAGTCGCTGTTGCCGCGTTCTGCGGCGCGAGCTTTTTTTCCAACGCCTCATCCGCGTTCGCAATCAGCGCCAAATCGCCTTCGGTCAGTTCGTCACGCAGGAGCTGCGTGGTCAGGTTTTCCGACGGGATATCGCCCAGCGAAAGAAGCTGCTGCCGGTAGACCTCCAGCGTCACCAGTTGCAATGGCCCAGTCGGGTGCGCTTCCTGCGCTGCGATCAGGTCACCGCTCATTGCAACGCGCAGAGTGAATCGCTTGTGCCGGACGCCCGCGAAAAACACACCGATTGCCAGCTCACCCGAAACAGTGAGTCCTTCCCAACGTTTTTCAGTCGTCGACATTGCCGTTACTCGTCGTAGTAGTTGAGTGCGATCAGGGTGAGGTCGCGGGTTGCTTCGCCTTCGAGCTGGTATTTGCTGCCCATCTCGACCAGCGATACGCCCGTCCAGGTTTGACGCTTGCCGCCACCGTCCAGAGGCTCGATGGTGATTTTGGCGTCAACCATTGCCCGCCAGTTCGGCTCCCCACTCTTCGGAATCGCAACGGCAACCCGCAGGTCGTATTCCTCGACTCCAGCCGCCGTGCCCTTTGGGCGACCGGTACGGTTCATGGTCTTAACCACAGAACGCCCAGTCTTCAGGGTGTCATCGAGGCTTTTAATCTCGTAGTCCGAGCCGTTGATAGACAGGACAATCTGTCCAACGTAAATGTCTGACATGGGTATCTCCGGTTACAGCAGAAGGTCGATGCGACCGGCAAACACATGCAGGCCGTTGACAACGTCGGTGGGGATCGAGGCGTTGAGACGATTCACGTCCTGAGCAGACCGCTCGACTACCAGACCAGGTGCATTGGCGTCGACTTCCTCAACAATCTCCAAGTCTTCGCACTTTTTCAGCACGTCGAGCAGTTCCCCGCGCACCGCAGCCGGGGTCCGACTGGACAGTTTTGCCCGAGGGAAGCGCAGGCGAATGCGATCCCGGCAAGCCTGGCGCACGTAGTACAGCGTCCGAATCGTCGTCAGGTCCAACAGCGACACGTCGTCAGCACCGTTTGCCGACTGGGTGTAGGTGGTGACTGCACGGACAATCTGGACGGTTTCACCTGGTCCGACCTCAAGCGGAGTGACGCCGTTAGCCAGGCACGTCTCTTGCTCAGTGCGCCCGAGCCGTTTCGCGATTGGCGGCGGGGCGATTCCGATCAGCTCCAGCGTGTTCAGTGGGCGGGCTGGATCTTCCTCAGACGCAACCATTGCCGCGAAGGCCGCTGCTACCTGGCGGGCCGTAGACGTCGTACCTGGCAATACGGCCAGACAGATGGCGCCAGAGTTGACCTGGTCAGCGAGCGTAGTTGCCGCCGAAAGCGTCGACACAAGTGCGCCGATGCCGATGATGGATTGCTGTTCGATGGAATCGGTGTAGGTGTCGATGTGCAGCTTCAACGCTGTCATCGCCGCCTGGCTGTACCAGGCAGGAACCAGAATGGTGAACTTGCCCAATGCGGTCGCCGCGAGCGCTGCGGAGATATCCGGCTCGGTTTCACCATTTACGGTCACACCCACACAGGAGATGGCAACGTAACGGTAGGTTGCAATAGCCGCTGCAACCATCTCGGCAGCAATGTCACCGAACTGGGCTTTCGCATCATCTGCGCTGTAGACCTGAGCCACAACGTTCGCCAGCGCCGTTGCGCCGCTGCCCAAAGGCACGACCAGGCAAATGCTCTGAGCATTGGTGGGCAAGGTGCGTACCGCAAGCTTGGTGTTGAACTCCATGTAAGCACCCGGCTTTCTGATACTGGCCGGGATCGTGTCAAATTCAATGGTCATTCCGATGCTCCTTTGGCGGCGGCTTTGGCACCGCGTTTTTTGACCTGTACCGGTTCGCCAGCCTCAACGCGGCGAACCTGTACCAGTTCGCCAGCCTCAACTCGGCGGCGGTAATAAGAGGTGTCGGGTACGTCTACAGGCTCGTCAGGCGCACACTCGATGTAGGTGCGCGGCTTTTCAGCCCTTGGCACCCGATGCCCGGATGCGGCGGTAACAAGCATCACAACTCCTTCAAGTCGATATGGTCATGAGCCACGGGCTCGGGGTTATTTGCTGGCACATGGAAGCTCAGGTCGACGCCTTCCAAGTCCGGTGTATCAGCGCTGTATTCCGGCACCAGCCAGTCGAGGTCGATGGCGAAGCTCTGCCCCAGCACAGACAGGTGGCTGGTCTGGAACTTGCTGTTGACCAGGTTGGTGAACTCGGTCGGTATCACCCGAGCCCCACCAGGCTTGTGCGGCCAGTTGGTCAGCAGCTCCATGCAACGCTCCCAAATCCAGTAACTGCCGGGGTCGTTGGCAACGGTGCCGCGCCGGGTTTCTCGCTCACCGCGTACCGATGTGCTGGAGATGACAAGGCGAAACACCAATGCGGCTTGATATCGGTTGTTGCCTTTCGGCCTGAACACAACCTTGGGCGTTGTAATCATTACGTTGGGCGTGCGCTTGAGCAGGTCAACGAGCAATTCTTCGTCGCTCAGCTCGCCGCCGTAGCTTTCAATGCTCAGGCGTGGCAGGCGCTTTTTCAGCTCGGCGAGGCGGGTTTGAACCGCATCCTCCAATTCGCCGAGCATCAAAGTGCCCTCATGGTGTTGCGGCTGAACAGCCGCGGTTGATGACTGATTTGCAAGCCGGATTGACCCGACTCCGCCGCGCCGCGCTTTTCATCCTCGGCAGCCAGGCTTTCAAGTCGTTTGATGACGTCCCGATAACGCAAACGCACAGCCGACTCAGCAGTGGCTTTCTCCCCATATAAATGGAAGCGGGTCAGTTCCGGGAGGTCGTCGGCCACCCATGCCGGGGCGTCCTCTCCCGGCTGGCGATAACGAAGGTAGAACTGAACCTCGCTGCGAGCGCGCGTTGCGGCGTCGGCAATCCGCGCCAATGCCGCAACAGCAGACGCCACATCCTCAGCGTCCCAACCTCCCAGCGGATCACCCTTGGCGGCGGCTTCCAGCAACTCACCTTCGATGGGGCGGTAGATTTCGGGAACGGCAAGTTCCGCCATCTCTTTGGCACCGAAACGGGTAATCAGGGCGATGGCACTCGGCAGCAGGAGATTCATGCGCCGGTTCCTTTCTTGCCTGCCTTGTCCGCAGCCCCGCGCTTGCTGACCGACTTTTCACCCTTCACAGGTTCTGAGTCAGGACCAGTTGCCGGAGGAACTGGCGCAACCGGCGCCGAGTTCGGCGGCGTTTCAGGACCGACGGAATTGTTGAGCGGCGATTCGTTTCCATCGGTAGACGCCTCAGAGCTGGCCTGGTTGATTTGAAGATGCTCGATGATCAGCGCGGCCAGCTTGTCAGGCTCGATGCAAATCACGCCTTCAGCGGCTGGATCGGCAGGGGTCAGTGCTTGCGCCGCAGCCAAGATCAACCCAGGAGCGACCGACTGCTGCGCATGCATATCGGCTAGCAGTACAGCCGCCGCGTCGTACTGATCGTGCGCGACCTCCAACTGATGCTGTAGAGAGGCGATGGTGTCGCCCATCTCCTGCATCAGCTCAGCCATGTCCTCTGAATCCGACTGCAACGCGTCTTCCTGGACGCCCTCAACAACCAGCAATTGAGGCTCGGAACGAAACACGGCCAGTTGGCTTTCGGACAATTCACCGTCGGGATAGAACGTCCCTGCCGCAAGATGGACGATCCCGGCGCGACGAAACCCGTCGCGCTTGGCTTTGATAACCGTACCCATGACCGTTAGCCCAACCAGCTAGGGGACAGAACTTCAGCCGAACCGGCCCATTCGTTGCCGCCATCAGCATCCTTGACGACCAACTTGCGTGCAGCGCCCTCCAGGCTGGACGGCACTACAAGCAGACCAGGATTCACACCCAGCGGGCGACCGCCATCGGCCTTGAAGGCTTTCATGGCTGCGCGAGCCGCCGCGTAGTTGTCAGCGTTGAGAGGCGCTTTCGAGCAGAACGCGAACTGCCAGAAGCCGAAACCAACGTTGACGCGGGCATCGACGCCATAGCGGTATTCGTCTTTCATAAACACCGCTTCGTCCTCGGCCTTGGTCAGGGCCTTGAGGTCGTAATTCCGGCGATTCTGAAAGATGATCGGCTTGATTGCGCGGCTAACGTCCAGCAGATACCAAGCCGGACCTGTGCCGTCCTGGTAGTTACTGACGGATACCGCCGTACCTGTCCCGTCGGTGTTCGGATACAGCGGGTGGTCGGTGTCGAAGAAGTTCTGGCCGTCGAAACATGCCGTGGTCAGGCCCGCTTTCAGTAACGCGAAAACCAGCTCATCGGGGTGAGTTTTCGCAGCACGCCCCATTTCCTGGAACAACGGCCCGTAGACACCCACCTGATCATCTTCGATGGCATCGCGGGGGACGCTGACCGACGATTCAAACTTTTTGTTCGTGATGGTGTAGGCATGGCTCGCCATGTCCTTGAGCACGCGCTCGCCCAGCCATTCGCGGAATGTCGGGAACTGGCCGAGCCAGCCGTAAGTGTTGCTGGAACTTGACGAAGGGACTTCGGTTGCGATGCGCTGCCAGTCGGTAGGCGTATCGGCGAGTGCGCGCTGGTATTCGCTGCGGTATCCAGTGAACAGCGCGGCGAGCGATTGAGGGGTAATCAGCATGTAATAGCTTCCTTTGGTGCGCTTACGCGCGGCCCTTGATGAAATCGGCGTCGCTCAACCCCAGCAGCTTTGCAGCCTGGCGTTCTTCGGTGTTGAGAGCCGTAGCGGTGTTTTCGCCCTTGCGGTCGCCCAGGGAAGACGCTTCACCAACTACGGGTGCAGCGGTGACGAACTTGCGGAACGATTCCAGGCCCGATTGATCGCTGCATGTCGCTCGGTAGAAATCGACGGTTGCCGGGGTAATCTTCCCGGCCTTGAGCGCGGCATCGATCTCGGTATCAACCACTGCCTTGTGGTCGGCTGCCTGGCGATCTACCAACGCCTGCTCGGCGTTCGTTGCGCGCGCAACAACCTGCTCGTATTCGGGACGGGGCACGAACTTGTCCAGGCTCGGTTGCTCGTTGTTGCGAGCAGTGGCGCTGGCCTTCAGTTGAGTAATGGCCGCAATGGCCTGTTCATCGGTCGCCGCTTCGGACAAGCCGAGCAACGCCGCTAATGCGACAGAGATTGTCAATTTCTTAGGCTCCGGGTTTTCGTGATTGAGTGCGGTTAGCACCAGGTTGGGTTTGTTGGTCAGGCCGACGCTGACCATGCGCAGGATTCGCCGGTCTGCTTCGTCGTAGTCGAAGACGGGGGATACAAAACGGTATTCGCGTGTGGCGACTTGCTCACCGGCGCGCGGGGTCCAACTGACGTGGCCCCACAAAGCGCCGTCGCGGATCTCCAGTTGATCAATCCAACCTGCCGCGGGGGCTGGCTCGCCTCGCGGAGCGGACACCTCAGAGGCGTGCTCCCAATCAATAGCCAGATCGATTCCACGGGCGGCGAACGAACTGAGCACCAATTGTTGAGCCAGCTCATCAAACAACCAGGTGCGGCCATCGCGACCGGCAACAGTGGGGCCAGCGGGAATCAGTTCAATCCAATCCGGCGCCTGCCCGTCAGTGGCGAGCAGTGCAGAGAGGTCAGTATTGAGAGCGAGTAATGTTTTCATGCCGCCAGTTTGTGGGGCATGCGCAGGGAAGTGTTTTTAAGCTCGACGCAAGAAAACGGTCGATTGGGGGATTAAAGCGGAGGGGTCGCAATGCTAACCGCAATTGCAGTTTTGCGGCATAGGGTTTTACTTTTTCTGGTCCATCCTAGAAATCCATCGCCACCCAGAGGCCATGCTTGCGCCTGAAACCAAATCTAACGCTGGTCTAACGGTGTTCAGAATCGAATTCCTGCCGGATGCACAGGCTAACCCGTCCGACGCGCTTAAAACGGCGCGCGTGCGGGCGAGACTTTTTAGCCCTTGAGATAGCTCGAAACGATCTCCAACACCTCTGTTTCGTCTTCGCGGGAGAGGCCGAGATAGGGTCGAGCGGGCATTTGAGTGGATCGCTCTCCGTGCGTCACCCATTGGGAAAAGTTGGACTGCCGCTTCTTCACGAAACGGTTGCCGACAACTCCGCCTTTTTCCTTGAAGTAAACCTGCTGTGATCGAGCCGCATGCTCGATGGTGCCGCCGAACTGGTGGATGGCACCGTATGGCCGATCAGTACCGAACTGCAATTCGTCGCCGCTGACCTGGTGACGCAGGGTATCGAGCAAAGCGCCGGACTCACGCAGGATCTTTTTGCCTTTCTTCCTGGCGAGGGTCCGAGCCGACAAAGGTGCCCAGGGAGTGCCATCCGGCCCTACCTGGCGACGTGCTCGGGCATCGGTGGATTGGTGCAGATACTCGGCGATGTCGAGCAAGGGTGTACGCAACGACCCCAAGCGCTCTATCAGTTGCTCCAGCGCTTGACCTACTGTTGAGGCATCGACAGTTACATCAAGCATTGCACCGGACATGGATGCCTCCTACTATCTATAAACGCCCATTGGTTGAGCAGTTCCCGCCAGAACCTCCAAGCCTACAGCCAGGGTGTGACCTCGTGTGGCGGCGCGGGGTTTTTTATTGCTTGCTTGGCGGACGGCGGTACAGGCGAACGCCTAACCTCAGACGCTCCAGGTACTCAGGATTGTCCGCATCTGGTGCGAAAGTGGTGATGCCGTCCCAGCCATCACTCCCAACCTCGAACACCGCCAGCGCGGGCACCGGCTCGCCTTCGACTTGGAACCGGCTTATATAGCGGCGGCGCACTACGGCCTTGTTCTGCGCATACTGCCACTCCAGCCTTACCCATACCTCGTCCGGCTCTTTAAGGGCATCAGCCAATAGCAGCAGCTCACGCGCATGCCCGCGCTTGCTCACCTTCAAAGCGCCCGTTTTGGCACTGGTGAACAGGTCACGACCTATCACTACAGCATCGCCTGTCACATCCTTGAAAACAGCCGGAGCAGCATCGGAGGCACCGAACTCGCTCAAGAAGCGTCCGACGTACTCTTGGTCGGTGAGCCCAGACGGCAACAGCCGATCAGCCGACGCGGTGCGGGGTTCGGGTAACGGAGCTGGTGGCCGCCGATTCGGCAGCCCGGCCCCTTGCGCGGAGCTGGAACGACTGCCCGGCTCAGGTAGAGGATCGAATGCCCGTAACGGTGGCACGGCTGTCGTCAGTCTTGATTGACCTGGTGCAGACTCAAAGCCTGGATCAATGCCCACCGGCACCCGCACAGTGCGCGGCCCATTCGGACTGGTGACGCCAATGGTGCGGGTTTCGTATTCAACAGCCGGAGCGGGTCCAACTTTTAAGCCCTGCCGCTCTACATCCCTTTCGCTAACCATGAACTTTTTGCACTTGCAACCCCAGCCGTTCTGCGGACTGTGCGTCGACCACCAGGCGTCATCGAGCGGCAGCACGGTCCCATCCCAAGCGAGGTGCTGCGGTCGAGGGTTCGCGCTGTCGCCATGCCGGTAAAGGCCGAAGGGCCGGCGCTTGCGTAGCTCAGGATCGGCCATCTGAGCTTCGCGGCCAGCGTTATAGGACTGACGCAGGTTCGTTTCGAAGATGGTCCGGGTTCGCCATCCCCGGCTTCCTTTATATTCCCAGCCGTGTTGGCTGACGATCTTGTCGAAGTCCTTGCGGAACTGCTCAAGCGTGCCGCCCGTGGTGATTGCCTTTTCGACCGCACCGCGCATGTCGGCCAGCAGATCCCGTCGCGTGGTTCCGGCGACCACGAAAGCCCAGTCATGCTCTGCGGCGTAAATGTCCGTCCATGCACGGGTTGGCAAGTTGGTCTTGCCCTTGAAATAGTCGATTTGTTCTTTGAAGGGTAACGAACCGTGGGATACAGCCATAGTCTTCCTGCGATTGAACGGGGTTATAGAACCGGGCACTATCGGTGCAATTAAAAAGGAGCTGGTTATGGAGTCTGAACGGGTAAAGCTGTTGCTGGATAAAGAATGGACACTGGAAAACTTCGGCGAAGTCAGCAAGCTATATAACCAGCTATACGCTTTCGCCTACTCGCTGGCGCCGAACCTAGCTGACCGTGGCGACCTAGAGGTTGAGCTCAGCTATTCGAACCTCCCGTGGCGTGGCGGCTTCAGCACGGTGAATTTTTTCCATGATGTTTTTAGAAAGATCCCGGAGGAATACCAGCCACAGGTGAAGCGAATCACCTATGCATCTCCCGGCTTCATTGAGCTGGCAACGTTGGCAGGAGTCGCCTTCACCGTTTACAAAATAGTAGGACACATCGCGGGCAGCATCAGAGCTTGTCATGACGTTTACCACCACATTCAAAAAGGCATTCGAGAGCGCAAATTGAGCTCGTTGGAAGCGAATCTTGAAGAGCTGAAACTCGCGAAAAGTACGCTCGACTTTTGCGAAAAATCTTGTGCAGACATGGTTCGGGTGCTTGGCCTATCCCCGGAGGAGGACCAAATGTTAGACGCAAGAACCAAGGGCAATAAACTCATGAAGATGAAGCTTTTAATGTCTGTTTACCGTCGAGCTGAACCGCTGGCTAAAAAGCAAGCCATTGGAATGTTGAAAGTCTCGTCCCCTTTAGAAGATGACTAAAGCCCCCTTAACACATCGTATCGACCAGCCATGCTCGCAGCTGTCATACCGTCCGCCATGGCGTTTGCGAGCTGGCCGCTAGTCATGTTCGGGTACGCCTCAATCAGTCGGTCCCGGAAGTCCTCCAGGCTCGATGCCGAATCGAGCAGTTCGCGGATGGCATCTACCATGTCATCCATAGGTGCTGCGGCAGCTGCCGCCAACGTGTTGACCTGGTTATCTACAACGTCAGGCAGAGGCGTTGCGCTGGCCGACTGCTCGCGGTTGGCTGCGGTCGCAACGGCAGGCGCCTTCGCAGTCCCCATGATTTCTGCGCCTTCGGCTGGCTCGGGCAACCCGAACTTATCCCGAATCACGGACTGCTCCACCCGCAGGCCAAGCGGCACGAACACTTGAACTGCCTTAATTAGCAACTCAAGGTTCTCCGGCTTTGGTACATCGATGACCAGACGCGGGTATTTTCGACCAGGCGCAAAGTTCAGATCGCAGAACGGTCGGACAAACATGCGGTTGAGCGTATTGCTCTCGGCCTTTGCATCGGCATCGAGCAGGTCTAGGCGCACCTCATTGTGAACCTTGGCCTGCGCCAAGCTTGCCCCATCGTCGGCACTCATCGTCTGGCCGACTACGGCTTTACTGATTTGCTTGTCCCACCACTCGGCCAGACCCTTGAAGAAGTCGCCAGCCCCGGCGACATTTGCGGCCTGAGTGAAGTCAATGCGCATTGACTCGGGAATGACCGCTGCCGCATCGCTGCCCAGGTTCGCCACTGCGGACATCAGCACGCCAATATCTTCTTTACTGGCGTTCGGCCCGTAGCGACCGACACGCATTGGAATGCCGTAGATGTCCGCGAACCCCATCCAGTCTTTCCACGTCCACGCTTTGCACATGTAGGCCACTGCGGCCAAGCGTGCAAGGCCACCGCGAATCGGCAGGCCTGTACGCAGGCGAGGCTTATGGACAATGAACTTGTAAGGCGCCAATTGCAGGCCGTTCACAACATCCGACTCATCGAGCAGGCGCAGCTCTTGCCCGGTCGCGCGGTCGAACATGAAAAAGCGGGGATCACGCCATTCAAAACGCTGCGGTGTCCATGTCCTGCCGCTGCGGTCCCAGATGATTTCAGCAACCGAGTAGCCTTTGCTCAAAGCGTCAGTGAGGTCAGTCTGTAGCTCGCCGAACTCCGGAGACTCCACGACCTCGCGAACGATATCGGCACGGCGAATGTCTTCCGCTTCGTCTGTTGCAGCCTCTACACGAACGTTCAACCCAGCAACCGCGAGCTTGCGCGTGCCGAGCACTGAAGCGTAATGCAGGTCACGCTCTTCCATTTCCTCGGCGAGTGTCAGGTAGTCGCGGGCATCGCCCTCAGTCGCGGCCTGCAACAAGCTCGCAAGGCGACCCGGTGTCAGGCCGCCCGCGACAGAAGGATGCCAAACCTGCCGCACGCCGGTGACTCGCGGAGCGGCAACCTCTGCTGTGAGCTGATCGTATTCAATACCGCGACCGTATTGGTCGACGATGGGAGAGCGAGCCATTACCAGATGCCTTTTGCAGAGCGCCAGCCCGCACCTAGCTGAACCTGACGGTCATGCTGGGCGGATGGCTGTACGCGGTGATATTCGAATATTTCAACGTCCTGGCGGCTGGCAAAGTCAGCCAAAACCAGTGCAATGCCAGCGTCGCCGTGGCGTTTGGCACCGCCCTTTTCGGTCGTGCGCTGCTCGGGGATACGGGCTACGCCTTTCACAACCCGGAAAGCCCGGATGTCACCGGTCACGTCCTTGTCGGCAGGGATGCCGTATAGGGTGTCGTCTTCAAGCGCAGCCTTGAACGGGGGCATGTTGTCCCGATACCAACTCTCGGTGAACATCACCCGCTCGATTCGGTTGAAGCCGTATCGCACCGCAGTGTCTTCAGAAATCTGCGATCCGTTACCTCGCGCATCGTCCGCGCCTTTGTGGAAGTTTGGCAGGCGGTCGATGATGTAGAACTTGATTTGTTTCTGCTGGGCGAAAGGTACGTTGCGAAGCTCGACCACAAACGGTGTGCGCTTGCGCAAGTTCTGCTCCAGGAGCAGCGGCCAGAACACCGAAAGGTCGCCAGATCGGCCAAAGTCCATCCCGTAGAACGATTGAACGTCGGTAGGAATCTGAGCCAGCAGCGGCAACAGCTCGCGCTCGCACCACTCCAGCGACTCTGCTAAACGAAGATGTTCAGCGATGGTTTCATAGCCTTGAGGGTACGCCAGACGCACCACAGGGACTTCGCGGCTGGTGCGACTCTCGACCAGCGCAAGTGACAGGTATGCGCCGCCACCCTGGCTAGGGATGCAATCAAGCTCTTCGTTGGCAGCTTCGCCGTAAAAGTCGTAAACGTCTTGGACCCACGCATCACGCTCTGACTCAACGAACGGGATGCCCTTTCGCAAGCAGACGCGATCATAAAGCCCGTCCTCGACTGCTTCACGGAATGTGCAGCGGAAAACCACACCTTTGCGTTTGCCTGCGCGAACGTCTTCTAGCAACTCATTGAACGCGTTGTCAGCGCCATCATGCGTGCTGATCACATGCACCTCACCGCCCCAGATCAGCAGCGCAAGTGCAGCCTTTAGCAGCTCGGCTAGATCCTGGTGGAATGCCGCTTCGTCAATCACAACCACGCCCTGACGGCCCCGCAGGTTACTCGGGCGACTGGTCAGGGCAACGATGCGGTGCCCGCTTGGAAACGTAATGGTGAAGGTCTTGATGTGCTTGTCAGGATCTTCATCAGGCCAAATGCCTTCTTCAATCTCGCCCGCCGCGTAGTTGAACGCCCGCGACCACATAGCACACGCTTGAATGTACTCGACGGTCATGTCCTGGTTGTATCCCAGGTAATAAACCGTCTGCCCTCCGGCCATCTTTTCGGAGGCGGCGACCAGTACGTTGTCGGCAGCCTCAGCCCATGTCAGGCCAATACGGCGAGATTTTTCGGCAATCTTGAGCGGGGCACGGATGCCGATCCAATCTTTCTGGTACTCCAGGAGCACCGAAGGAACGTCTACTACCTGCCCAACGCTGATGATGTCAGCGAGGGGAGAACGCTCAGATGGGACTGATTCACGAAGCATGGGGCTCACGACGCCACCCCCAAAATCTCACGCCGGATTTCAGCCACTGTCTCTGCGTTAAGCCCACCTTTCTTGGCGATCTTCTCGACCTGGCTCGCAGCCATTTCCGCTCGGGCGCGGACCTCAGTTTTCCATTTCGCCTGCACAACAGACGCTCGCCCCAGTTCGGCGACGGCCTTTGCGACCTTGGGCAAATCCATTTTCCCATCCGACGCCATCAGCAGTTTGAATAAGTGTTCCTGGACAAGACGCATCAGCGCCTCGTTGACTGCGCCTTCGTCATCTGGCGCGGCCTGAACCACTGCTTTAGCCTGCTCGCTGGACATCTTCAACGCGGCAAGCTTGTCTTCGAACTCACTGCCATAGCGGTGCAGTGCGCTCTTGCCGATTGAATAACCGCGTGATTCCAGCTCTGCGGACAGGGCCTCGTATCCGCTGAAGTTGTTCGCGACCAGGTTCTGATCGAGCCAAGCTTTCAGCTCGGGCGGCAGGGCTGCGACCTTGCTACGCGGGGGCATGGTCAGGACCAGTATTTTTGAGGACGAGCAATACCCGGATTGCACTCAATGGTGTACTCCGCGATATCTACTCCGTAATGCGTCAAGCCGCAGATCCAGACGCCGCTTGGCTGCTTAACGAGCGTCACTAACGAGCGGTCTGCCAGGTAGTCCAGCTCGCGACGTAGCTCCATGGCGGTTGCATCTGGATAGATTCCCTGAATGGTCGACAGCACCACCGCTTCATGCGGATCGACTGGGCGGCTGGTATTTAGAGTCAACAGGATGTACCAGCGCAGGGCTTCGCGCCGGGCCTTCGCGGGGTCGATGTTCATTGACGCGCTCCTTTGAGCTGGACGTTTTCAAGCTTCAGAGCCAAGGCATCGAGCTTGGCTTCGATAACGGTTTGGTTGCGCACGAAGTCTTCGCGGCGCACGTAGTGGAGCGGCATTTCGCCTCTCAGGCGCTCCAGGCCAAGCTCAACCTGGCGCAGTCGGTCAGAGTCTTTGGCGAGTTCTTCAAAGCGGCCATCCATGACCGCAAAACGCTGGTCGAGTCGTCTTTCAACCGCAGAGAAAAGAACCTTGAGCACGCCGACAAAACACCCCAGGAGGCCAGCGCCTGCGGTGATGAGTTGCCAAATCGGAAGTTCAACAGTGCTCATTAGCGCCCCATCCGTTCCATGTCGCTTTTGCAGCCCACGCACAGGTCAACACCCGGCAAAATCACTCGGCGCGCCTCGGGAATCGCCTCCCCACAGCACTCGCAGTGCGTGGCGGAAACTCCGGTGTGGTGGGTTTGTACAGAGCGAAGTGCTTCCAGTGCCTGCTCGCGAAAGGAGTCTTCCAGCTCGGAGGCGATATCAGTTACGTCCATGGTTAGTGTTCCAGTCGATCAGAGCATTGAGCTGGGCGCGGCATGAGGCGTAGCCCTCACCGTTGCGCACATGGTTGGTCAGGAGGTCAGCGCGGGTTATGCCAACAATTAGGTCGTCAGCGGTTCCGGCTCCGTTGGGCGTTGCATCAGTTCCGCCGGTGGCGGTGCCGGAGGCAGGCATTGGGACTGGGGAAACGGCGCCACTGAGGGCGTCGTTCCACACGCGGACAAAGCCAGCAGTGAACAAAGCAGGAGGCAACGGCTCGGCTTGTGCGCCGATTGCGCGGCGGTAGAGGGTCGTAACATTCTGGATTTCTCGATTGAGCTTGTCGGTGACGGTGCGCAGTTCGGTCTTTTTGGCACCAAGGTCCGCAGCCAACTGATTGCCGCGAGCCTGCTCAGCGAGCAGGTTTTCCGCTGCCGCCTGCATGTCTTTGGCAGCAGCATCGGCGGCACGGGCCTTCTCGGATTCATTCGCAAGACGCAGCGCAGCCAAGGCCGTGTCGCCTTGAGCTTTCGCCGAGGCGAAACCTGCGCTGTGTCCAGTGTCATAAACGGTGACCAGGCCGACTGCGACCAAAGCAATGAGCAACAGACCGAGCGCGACAGGGGCGAAGGATTCAACCAGGCTCTTCATGAGCAAACCCCTTCACCCCAGCCAGCGGCGATGTAGTCAGCTTCGAAGCGCTTGAGAATGAGTTGGGGGTAGCCACGGTTTTCGCGAAAGGCAGCGGCAGAGCGGCCCGAGTTGAACCGCTCAATCGATCCGAACCACGTCAGCGGGTCGGCCCCCTTAGCCGATGCCAACGCACGGTCGCGGATCAGCCAACCGAGGCCGCCGTTATAAGAAGACAGGACCATTGCATGCAGCTCGCACGCATCGCGGGCTTTGATTCGATCAGCCAGCCAGCGGTCATAGCTGACCAGGGCCATCAACGACCACGCAGGGTTATAGGGCTCAACGTTGCCCAAGGTTTCCGGGAACACTTGCGCAAGCCAAGCGGCGGTCGAGGGCATCACCTGGCCCAAGCCTTGCGCGCCTACGGGAGATTTGGCATTGAAGCGCCAGCGTGATTCCTGGTGAACCTGAGCAGCAAATGCAGCAACCGGGCCGTCAATGCCCCATTCCGCCTGGACAATGCGAGTCAGCTCGCGGCGATACTGGTCCGCCTCAGGCGCTACAGCCGCGTAAGCCGGACCGGGCGCGCCGCTGCTTAGCACCGCCAGAGGCACCAGCAATAGCCAGAGAAGGGGACGAAAAGTCGATTTCTGAATCATATTCACAGCCCCAGTGTCAGGCCGAGAACGCACGCCAGTACCACCACAGCCCGGCGCAAACCCGCCCACGGTTGATGTGCAGCTCTGACGCGATCAGGACGGGCGTAAGGAAACAAAGCACGGTCGATCCAGTAACCCAACACACCGCCACCTGTTACCAGGACGACTTTGTAAAGCACGACCGGAATCTTGGTTGGTGCGATCAGATAAAGCGCGATCAGCAGGACAACAGTAATTAGCGCCCAATTGGTCAGGCGCGGCGTTCGACGCGGACGCGTGCGCAGACGACTGCGAAAGTTGTTCATCGACGAACTTCCTTAGTTGGTTTGAGGATGGAGCGGATATCGGAGAGTGAATGTGCAGCGACGGCGGGATTGCCCCGCACGTTTGCCGGTGCTCGATAGCGACCAGGCTCAAAGGCTGCGATTTCAGTTCGTGGTTGGTACGCGCCACGCTGGCTGGCTTTCAGCGCAACGTCGCGTTTATGCGCGGCAAGCCGCGAGATGACGTAAGTTCTCCAGTCATCCCGGCATTCATCAATAAGTTGTTTACGCGCTTTCTCACAGCGTTCGTCAATGACGCGCTGGGCATATGCCGCAGAGAGAGGTTCGTATTCAAACATGGTCGAATCTGCCAGAAGTTTTGGACCTGGCTAGATTCGCTCGCTATGGGACAGTGCTGTATTTCCAGCACACGCAAGAAAAAGCCCCGCTAGTGCGAGGCTTGGATGAATCAGTATTAATGCAGCCTTGGCGGCTGGTCGTTGTACCCGAACAAATCCGGCTCACTGCGCCGGTGTAGTTCTCGCTGTCGGGCAATGATGTCATAAAGTGCCTGACTCGAAAGATCAAACTTACGCGCCAATTCATCGACTCGGGAATTGTTCTCCCGCCATTCGCGGAAAATTTCCGCATTACGCAGGGCTCGCCGCAAAGTATCACCGCGCGGAATATACACGACTGAGCCACCCATTGTTTCACAGATGGAGTAGACAACAGCTCGCGCGATCTTTGGCACCTCATCCGGCATGTCAGTCAGGATTTCCCGCAGCTTCGCTTCTGCGAGGCTCGCCATCTCAATTAGTGTCCCTTCCCAACGTGCTAACACGATTGGGTCGTTCATATGGGCCAGAACCTTGGCCTGGTCCAGCTTATCGATGTCGCTATCGAACAGTTCGCCGTTACTCATTGCCGCCTCCCGTTTCGTTTTGCGTCATAGGCCAAAGCCGCCACTACGCCCCGGAGTTGCTCAGGGTTGAGCCAGTCCAGCTTTTCGACCTTGTGAAGCCGTTTCGCGAGCGCGTCGGCATACTCCCAAGTTCGATTAGCTTCAGCCAGGAATGCACCGATTTTCCCGACAAGCTTCGCCCGATCCTGCGCAGGCTGTGGTTTCGCGCGGCCTTGCTTTGGCTTCCAGCCCAGACGCTCAAGCTCGCGCAGCACCTTTGCGGCTTCAAGCGGGCTCAGATCCTTGGCTGACGATTTACCGGTTACCCGCGCAAGCATGGCGCGGTAGGTGTCGTCATCAAGCGCGAGGTCTTTTTTAGCAATGTGGATCTTGCTCAGTTGCTGGTTGCGGTTATTCACAATGCCTCCAGTGCCAAAGGCGCGGAGTTGTTCATGCCGTGATTCAAGCGAACATCAGACGCCGCGAGCAGACCATGCATTGAGTCACTAATGCTTCGCAGGCCGAACTTTCGACGAGACGTGGCGTTGCGGTCACGCGGCTTTTGCGTCGTTAGATCCGGGTAATGATGGGCGAGGTATTGCTCTACAGCGAGCGACAGCTCACCGTTAGCGAACGTCATCACCTGGTCATAGACCGCGCTTACCCAGGCTTCGCAGAACACGTCGGCTCGGCGCACCTTTGTGGTGTTTTTGCAACGCTGAAGCTTGTTTGCTATGAAGTCCCGGCGCGCCTGGCGAATTTGGCGCAGAAGCACCGTCATGGTGTAGCCCGCCACTTCAGCCATTTCACCGATGAAATTCCAACGGCCAATGCCTGCCGCGAAAATAACTTTGCAGGCATATGCCTTTGAGACAGTGGCTGCGAGCTGCGCCTCCCACTTCGGTGGCGATACTTTAGAACCGCTGATAGCGGTACATTCCTCAACATCAGCCATATCCACGTCAGATTTGCCGATACCGTATTGCTTCATCAAGGCATGAGCCTGGCGCATCGCTGCCGCCGCCTCGTTGGGATTGGCGCTGGTAGCCAACCGCAGGCATTTCTTGATCTTGTCCAGGGCCTTTTTACGGTCCATATGTTTACCCATCAAATAGCGCCGCCAGCGCGGCTGAATCATGCTTGATTAGTGGAGAGTGTCCGACACGCGCTCAATGCTGGTGTTATTCGCTTCCAGGTGTTTTTTCAGAGAGCCGTAACTGGTCCAGAACCAGTCGTAGCTATAGAACTTAATGGCCGCGAGTCTGGTGGCTTCGCGCTTGCCGCGTAGCTCCCGATAAAACTCGATGTCCTTTTTTGTATGAAGAGGTCGGGTGATCTTGCGCAGGAACCGCCGAGTTTCTTCATGCTTGGGCTCGCCGGTTTTGTGGTCACAGTCCAGCCAGATACCTTTCACGAAGCCGTCGACATAAACACCCGTAGACCAACTCTTTTTGGTTGGGTGGGTGACCTGAACCAGGTCGACATCGAACCCATCAACTTTGAGCCTCATAGCGCCCCACGGGCGGCCCATCTGCTCCTTCAATTCGTCCCAATCCGACTGCTGCATATTTCCCTCGGCTGCTCATCAGTACCCGTCCACCACGGCGGGCAGACCGCCCCGGTTTCCCGAGGCGGTTTCGCTTCAATTAATGGATAGTTGGTTTGGTCTGGTACAGCTCGCGGGTGGCTTGGCATACCTCACAATCGCAGCCAGGCGTCGCGGAGGTGATAGGCAAAGCAATGCGGTCGAGCAGCTTTACGCCTTTGAGCATGGCGTCGACGACGCGGCCAGCCGCACTGCTGTGCAGGTCATGCTTGTTATCGATGCTGATGGATACAGAGCCAGTGGTGTCGTCTACGGTGATATTGAACTTAGCCATTCGTACTACTCTCTCGGTTGGGCTGTTTTGCAGTTTTCTAATGTTGTGGTTTCGAATCAGTGCAGCGTCGATGGCACAGTGTCTGCGACAAAGATGCTCGCGATATCCAGCGGAATAGGGGCGTATTGGTCGGACTCACCGATACGCTCATAAACCCGGACGTAGCTTTTCGAACCCACGACCTGGACAGCCTCACCAATGGCCTGCATAGCTCGCTGCCAGCGCTCGTCCTGAATCTCCAGCCTGCGCAAGCCGAGCACACGACCGGTGCTGATCTCACCCGCTCGGTCAGTGCGAAACGCTTCATTGACCAGCACGCGCACTTCGCTACGCGCATCCTGAGTCCACTCAGCGGCACATTCGTCGATCAACACGCGAGCCGCCTGTAAGCGTTCATCGAACTTGATTGAGTCCTGCACGGCGTGGACGATTTTGAAACGACCATCGAATGCAAACAGGGTGACGTTCCCCTTCTTGCCGCCGATGGTGGCCTTGTATTGTTCCGCCGACATCTCGACGAATGCCTTGATGTCGCCGAAAGCGGCGACCTTGAACTGTGCCAAAGACGCCGATACAGCCTTGGCCTTTGCAACCAGTTCGAGCACCAGCTCGTCACGGGCCAAGTCAATCGGCTTAATCAATTCCTCGGGCACCAAGTGACCTTTTGCGTCCTTACGAAAACCTTCAGGGATGTTGTTCATTGATTCGGTTGTTCCATGTTTTTGGTTTGAGAGGCCCGGTTTTGCAATTCCGCAAGTGCTGCCAGAGCCTGTTTCTTTGAATCTTCAATTTGTTCATCTGTCTTGAGAGCGGCATCGGAACTGGCCTGGCGCCTCATCGTCGCAATGAGCTGGCTCAATGCTTCGTTCCCCGTCTGGAGTTGTTCTTCTGTTCGTTTCGGTCTAGCCAGTTGTCGTTGTGGCTCTGCTGGCCGGAGTTCGCGCATGAGCCGAGCAGGGGCAGGCCAGCGTTCGCAGGTCGCATAGAGCGTTTCGAATGCTTTGCGAATGCGTAGCGCGTCGACCGACTCTTCCCATTTGCTGCCCTTGCCCAGCGCGACCAGCCAGATGTCCAGCGTCAGGGTGATAGCGTCAGCCGCAGGCGCCCCATCAAGACGCAGTGCAACCAGCCCCATCAATCCCTGACCCACCTCACGCTCAAGCCATTTCTCAATCACGCAATCGCGCCTCCAACGCGCTCATAGCGGCAATGGTCTGGCTCTGCTGTTTCGGACGTTGAGGCAAAACACGACTCTCAGGAGCCAAAACCATCGCACCTCCGGTCGATCCTGGCTGGTACTGCGACATGACCTGATAAAGCCAGCCATGCCCCTTGAGCGGAGTCACCAAACGCCCAGCCTCGCGCGCTGCCAATGTCTGCTCGATTGCCCATGCCCAACACTCGGGCGGAGCCTCGAAGACTTGGCCGCTACGCTCGATGCGTTGCGCCTGAACATCTGGCAACAGCTCGCCGAGCAACTTCGCCACGCGGTCCAATGTCAGCTCCCGCGTTTCTGGTCGGAACAGCCCGAGGTAACGCACCAGGGCATTGCCCAGAGGACCGGACATTTTGAAAGCAATGCCCAGGGCTTCGCGGGCGCCGTCGTGCGCGATCAGCGCATCAAGCGAAAGAGTGGTTCCGCAGTTCGGGCAACGAGTGCGCATCAATGCACCCCCAACTGACGAACCCGGAACGACCCTCCGCAGGCCGACGCCATCGGCGCAGGGTGATTTCGATACCAGGCAATTTGCGCCTCAGACCATTCGCCGTCTTCAGCGCTTGCGGGCATTGCGTAGTGATAAGTTTCCAGCTCAACCCGAAACCGTTCGGCGTCTTCTTTCACAGGGAATTCACGGACGGCAGTACCATCGCCAGCTTCGACCACCCATGCACCCGCTGTGACACCCATCACATCCCCGTTAGACATTTCTACCTTCCGGGAACCGAACTGAGCTTTGATCGTCTGATCAATCGAAGTACCGTCCCGCATTTGGTTTTGCGCAGAAAAAAGGGTCCCCAACTTTTCAGCCTGAAACGTGGCAGCGCGGTACGACACAGCAAAACCTACGCAGCGCCCCTGGCAGTGCAGCTGGATCAAGCCTGCGCCTCTTACAACGATTTGAATTCCGGGCTCAGTGGACTGTTGCATAACCATCACCTCCGCAGTTCGGATTCATTGGGCAGTGCTGGCACGCTTGCCAATGCTGCATCGCCATTGGGTTGTGAGTAGGGGCAGAACGTTTATGGAAGCCTTGGCACTGCTCGACGGTCAGCGTTTCGCGAATAGCGGCACATTCAATCCGTCCGAGGACATCCATTACGCGACGTTCAACACCAGCCGTGCTCGGGCTTGCGTATTTGTTCGCCAAAACGAGGCTCACTGCGGTGCGACTCATTCCGATGCGCTTAGCCGCTTTAGCGCGAGACGTTGCCGCTACCTCCGCAGCCAGCAAGCGAACAAACATAGGGAGGTCAGCGCCCCAGCCAGAGAGATTCACTTGAGTCATTGCAGTCCTCCTGAGTCACTAGGTGACGCCAATTCCAATTGAGTGCGCTGCTGAAGATCCTCAGATGGCGCAAAGGCCCCATTGGCACTGCTCGCTTGATCGAGCCATTCTTGCAGCAGGTCGCGACTGCGAATAAGTGCAATCCCCGGTTCCACCAAGCTGCGGTCCGCCCCAACAGATCCCGTGGTCTTGGCGTATACAAGCCTGCTCAGATTCGGGTCATAGACTTGCAAAGACTCAAGCTGCCGAATTTCAGGCGGACGAGGCCCTGTGTTCTTACCGCTCACGAGCCGATAGGTATCAGCGGCCTGGGCACCATTCTCGGTTTTTTCGAGATATCCAGCCTCAGCAAGTGCGTTCATGTACTGACGCACTTTGATAGGCGTCAGCACCACATCACCTACTGATGCGGTCTGAGCAACATCCTCTACTGTTAGGTTCCCGCTTAAGATTCGGAGCGTTCGCCAGATGTTTTCCGTAGCCAAATGAGCGTAAGTGCGCTGCCCCTTGCTGTTCAGTCGCGGATGCTCAACACCCTCGTCATGAATCAAGGCGAACACTCGGCCCTCCTTCCCGGCAGGAGCCTCAATAAGCTTGATAATTCCAGCCTTCGCCAAGGCTTGGAAATATCGGTTGATGTCATAGAGCTGCTGACCACTCCGCCTTGCAATGTCATTGACCGAAAAGCCGGGACGCAGCACACGGATAGACTCCCAAATACGCTGCCGAGGCTCTTTCGTACCCGTGACGACCAGATGTGATTTCCGCCCAGCCATCAATGAGCCCTCCGGCTTGGGGCTTCGCCAGTGAACCAGCCGCGCTTACCCCAGGTGGCTAGATCAATGCGATCCAACATGTTTGCCGAAGCCTCACTTTGGACACGATGCAGGTTTACAGCGGCACGACGTAGGCATCCCCGCGTAGCACGGCCCAAATCCTCAAGCAGGTCATCGGTCATTTTCAGTTGTGGGTAGTTCGCCTCAGCCAGCGTCCTGAGGTCCACCAATGTGGCCGGCTGTGCTGGCACCCATTCCAGGACTCGGTTATGAAGGCGCTCCAACTTCGCCAAGGAGGCTGGAACTCGCTCTTCCCCGATCAAGACGATGGTGCCTTGGCTCGCGTTGTAGAGGTCGGTCAGAACGTTCGCAATTGCCTTATCGAGCATGTACTGCACGTCATCGACAATCAGCGGACGCATGGAGCGCGATAGCTGCTCAGCGATCTGGTCCATCATGTCGCTTAGCGTACGACCCGGCGCGACAGCCATGTCTTTCAAGACAGCCATCAGGAAAGCCTTTTTAGACCAGGTATCCCGGCACTCCACGTAATACGCCCTGTGAAGGTTCGCGGCGTACGACGCGGCTACGCTTTTCCCCAGCCCGCTTGGGCCGTACATAACAACTAATCCCGGCAGCCCTACAGGTCGTGCTTGAGCACGCTGCATGGCACCGCCCAATAGCCCTACATTGGTAAGAGCGACGACTTTGGTTACACTCACTGTGCTTACTCCTAAAACGGCGTGCGCCAACACGCCGACTGCTCTAAGTGCGGGCTGTCCATCAGCCCGCGTTTTTTTCAAACCCTTCCATCAGCTCACGCTGAAAAATCAGGTCAGGATGGGTTGAGTAACCCTTCCACCAGCGGCCTTCCTCTGCACTAAGGATCGCGCCTGCGGCCTGACGCTCATTCAAGTCCTTCCACAACCGATACCGTGCGACATCGTTACTGGGGATCTCAAAAACCTCCTGCTGCAACTGCATGTCCTTGGCATATTCCAAAGCCGCTTCAAGCGCAGATGCTGGAAGATTTGCTGACGGGGCGGTTGTCGGGGCGATCAGATCGACCTTGTTACCGGTCAACGTCTCGATCTTGTCCACGGTCCTTTTGTACTGCCCTTTGATGCGCTTATCGCGAGCAATCTCCAGCATGCTCCGGGGCATGTAGTCCGATACGTTTCCGTCCAGTTTCGCGGCGCCGATCAGTTCGCCTTCCATGGTGTAGGCCCAGACATGGCTAGCATCTCTAACGTCGTAGGCCATGCGTATTTCTTCACCATGAAAGGCCGTTAGATCCGAAAGGAAATAACGCTGACCCGCCCACGCGATCTCTCCTCGACTTGTCGTCCTCGTTATTTGAGGCCGCATAAGTGAGTCGACTACGTGTTGCTCAGCAACAATCGGCTCCCAGCCCTCTGCTAACGCCATCTGCCAGGCTTCATCGGGACTCATATGCCGAATGGAGCCGGTGACAGGGTCTGTAAACTTCGGCAATCCTCTGTGAGGCGTCTGGTTGTATTCCGCAATCTCAGCTTCCATCCCAGCCAGGAACTCCCCGAACGTAGGCATCAAACGCGTTTTGCCTGTTTCACGAAGTTCTTTCCGACCAATCCGATGAATCCGCGTGCCCGCATGCTTGTCCATGTCTGCGCCGATGTAGCTCGTCAATTTCTTCGCGGCCCGCACCCAGATTGTCTGGTGTCCGCGCTCAGACAAACCTCGGGCCTGACTGTTGTAGGGCAATGAATTCATCATCGTCCCACCTAGACGATCCACTACCTCCCGAACGGTGTGGTTATCGAAGCCGGAACCGTTGTCCACATAGAAAATCGCGAACATGCACTCCCGCACTGCCTCTCTCAAAGCGTCCAAAACGCCGAATGCTGATTCGGCTTCCCCTACGGAAACCCCCACGACTTTGCGGGTAGCAACATCTAATACGGTCGTAATCTCCGGGCGGTACGGCTTGCCAGTGATGGGGTTTGCCACCTCGGCATCGAACTTGTGTCCGTCAGCGGTATAAACGTCGCCAGGGAAAAGGTTTTTGGTTGCACGCCGATTGAATGGCTGTAGCGCCTTCAATTCCTGCGGGCTCATGCGTCCGCTATTCAGGGCATCGGGCGACAGCTTCTTGAGGAACCTTTGGACCGCATGAATGCTGGGCAATACGCCTTCGTAGCTGCGCTTGAATTCGGCATAGCTAGCCGCAACCGTCGGCTTGGTAGGCCGCTGGTAGCACCGAAGAAAAGCTACCAACCAATCCGGCACTTCCAAATTTGCGCGTTGACGCAGAGGTGCAAGCGAGATTTCGTCGCGCCCTGCTGCACGCCAAGTTGACAGCCAGCGCTTGAGCGTTCGCTCTGACAGACCCCGACCGTCGGTTGCTCTATCGTTCGCTACATCTACGCAAGCCTGCAAATAGGGCGACAGCAAACCAAGCTGCGCGTTTTTCACCATCGCTTCGATGGCGGCTTTTTGGGAGAAATGCACAGATGCACGCTCGATTTCCCGGCAGAACGCAAGGCGGGCGGACATCACCTTCCGTTGCTTCTCAGTCAAACGGGACGCAGTTTTAGAGCCGCCGTCTTCAAGGAGAGCCACAACTGTCGTATCAGCCTCTAGAGAGGAACCGGCACCTGACACTGCCTCGGCAATGATTGCGGCCTGAGTTTCCGAAGGGAGAGCCAGGTACGAATATTCCACCGCTTTGGTGCCTACGCGCCGCTGACCTTTCCAGTTCTCGCGCTCTGCCATTGCCCGCACGTTCCGATCAGTGCTCGGCATACCAGGCAGGCCAGCAAGTTCCTGTGCAGTAAGCCACTTACGCATGGCTATATCTCCAGATCAGTTTTGCAGTGCGAATGAGCGACGTAACCGCTATCCTCTAACGTCCGCTTCAGGCGATTTTTTTCCGCGCGATTTGGACGCTGCCTGTGCGGCGTTCCGTCCACGTCCCAGCGGTCCGGCCAAAGCAACTGCGGAGTTGTGCCCAGGCGGCTCGCAATTTCACGCTCGATTCGTGGGTAAGGTGCGTGCTTAACCGCCCGTATTGCGCGGTCTGTAACGCCCATCTGGCGCGCCAGCTCGGCTGGCGGGCATCCACGAACTCGAAGCTGAAATTTGATCCATTCCCAGCGGGCAGCTACGTCGCGAGGCAAGTCGGTTATATCCATGGGTATTACCCGTCTTTGTGAGTGACTATTCAGGCTGTCTAACTGCCTGTTGCGGATATGATTGCGCGAAAAAATGAGCGGGTCAATCGGATAAAAGCGCATCCGATTCATTTTTCTGAAGAATTTGCGCAT